AACTTTCGTTAGAAGTGCAAAAATACAACTTCTTTTTTTCTGCTGCGGTTGTGTTTGAATATGTCGGCACGGCGCTGTCGCGTGTGGCCGTGCTGTATTCAACAGATTTCGCAACACGCATTTTTATATTATCGGCGTTGACTTCGATGTCGGCTTGATTTGCTGATATTTGTTCCTGCAAGCCGTCTTCAACCTCTACCAATTCGCCGCGAATGTCGTTTGCTGTAAGGGTTATTGCGTTTGCATTTTGTTGTATTTTGGTGTTAGCGTCTAAAATCGCCGCGGCATTTGTTGAAATTTCACCTTCGGCGGCCGCGAGGTCTTCCCGTAAACTGTCCGTTCTTTCGTACATTTCCGTACTTAACATTGTAAGTTCGCTTGCTGTCAATGTTATACTGTCGGCCGTTTGCCTTATTTCGGTTTCAAGGCCTTCTTTAATGGAATTTACTTCGTCCCGAATTTCGGTCGCCGTTAAAGTTATTTTTTGCGCGTTTTGGTCGATTGACGTTTGAAGCGTCTGTGTCGTTTCGGTTATATGCGCTTCAATTTCACTTTTCAATCTTCCGTCGGCCGCTTCGAAAAGCTGTGTAATTGTCGCCGTTACCTCTGTTATGTTGTCCGAAATTTCTTTCGTGATTTCATTTTTGAAGGTTTGCGAAATAGCGGAGGAAGAAACGGTATCGGCCTTTATTAAAGCGCCGTTGATTTCGCCCGCCGTTATGAAGTCGGCGACGATTGCGCCGTCCTGCGTTATAGCTGTTGCAAAAGGGCCGTTATATCCATTGGAGGAATAGCCCAACCCGCCCGAATTCCAACGCCATATTTTAACGGCTTCATTTATTGAAGGCGCGTCCATTATAAGGATTTCTTGCGGATTGTTCGAAGGGTTTAAAACAACATACCCGCCATTTTGCCCGGTAATAAGCGCCGTTGCGTTTGCCACGGCTGCAGCAATTTTCTTCGCGGTTGCGGTTTCATTTTTCTTTACTTCGGTTTTTATATTTTCTATTTCCTGCGTCGTTTGGTTTATGCTGTCCGCAAAATTGCTTTTTGCGTCGCCCAATTCAATAGAAACATATTTTTCCTTCAAGGTATCGTAAACGGTTTTTATAACCTTCGCTTTTGCTGATACTCCCAACTTTTCAAAATTTACCGTTAGCGTATCACAAAGGCTTACGCGCTCCAAAATTGCATATTGCTTATATTCGGGGCTTTGCCAAAGGTGAGTAAAAGCGACTTTTATACTTACGGAAGGTTTATTATATCCGCTATCAGCCGCCCACGCTTTGGCCTTTTGACGCAAGGCCGCTTCGGTGATTTCTTCATCGTCCGAAAATTTGTCCGTAAAATCCATTGTAAGAACCTTCGGACGTGTAGCGTTTGAAGAATATATAATCTTTTCCGAAAGTGTTACAACAACTTCTTCCGTGTCTTCTTCGTCGCCTTCTTCTTTTTCGGGTGTATATTTCGCATAAGGAAAAAGCGCCGTATAAGTTTCGGAAATATTTTTTTCCTGCTGTAAGTCGGTAAGGTTTTTCCCGTAGCCTATTATAATACCCGTGTCGCTGCCGCGGCTTTCGTGAAGCTTGATTGTAAAATTGTCGAATTCATATTCGCCGCCGTAAACATCAAGCAAAGAACCTTCAACGCCGCCGAGCGCTGCGCGTACACTTAAAAGCGAAAGCGTTGTTGATTTTCGGGAAGCGATGTCGCTTAACCCGCTGTAAGGGTGGGGAACAATCGCCGCTTCAAGAACCTTGTTTAAACCCTGCGCGCCCGTTGCGTTGGTAATAACGACTTTTTCGACCGGGTTTCCCGTGAGTTCATACGAAATATGTTCGCCGTAATAAGTAACAATACCATTTATCGGCTTTGAAGATTTGTATATATGGAATATCTGCGCTTCGCTTGTTTCGTTGGCCTTCGCCTTAACGAAGCAGCCTTCTTGTATATGTTCAAAAAGCGCGCCTTCAATCGGATATGAAAAAGTAATTTCATAAATTCCGTTGCGTTCTTCTGTAACATTGCAAAAAGTGGTATCGCTTAAAATACCTATACCGTTACTTGTGAACGCCGTTTCGTCTTTATCGTATAGAATAGGTATCAAATGCAACACCACCTTGCTTTAATTATTATTTTCGATACATCGCCAACCCACGAAACAGAATTTGCACCCGCTCCGAAGGAAGGGAAGGTGCTAAAACTTATTTTATTATTTTGCAGCGTTGCCGCCTTAAATGCCGATTGCAATTCGCTGTCAATTTCGATATATTCGTCTATATCCGAAATGAAAAACGAATTGTTGTTAATTTGAAGCGTTACCGCTCCCGTTCCGTATATTCTTATATACGGTTGAGATTTCCACGCTTCGGGGTTGTATAACGTTGTCGGCTGTGTTATTACTGTTTCGCGGTCGCCGTCCTTACGGTATTTAAACGGTTTGCAATTAAATGTTATTGACGAAATACCGATTTTTTTTACTTTGTCTTCAATATCCAAAGCGGCGACGTATGCCGCTTTGCGATAATATAACGGGTCGTATGTGTCCGTAAGTGTGAAGTAACCGACTTCGGATTGTAACCACGCTTTTATTTTTCTTGCCATAAGGTCAAGCGGCCTTTCGTCCGAAATCAAATTCACGGGGTAGGTAACGGAAACATTTTTGAATTTCCCGTTGTCATTTATCACGTCGCCGTCTTTGCCCGGTACGGATATAAATTCAACATCACGTTCCGGGCTTGTGATGTGCGGCGTTTCTGTGATAATTAAGCCCATATCTGCGGAAGATACGTTGCGAAAAATAAAACGATTTGTATTTTCTCTAATCACCCAAAAGCACCCCCGCGACGTTTGATATATTCTTCGGCAATTTCCATAAATTCGCCCATAATTTGGTGTAAGTCCTTATCGGTACTATTTACGAATTTTTCTATATTGACATTAAGGCCGCCGAGATTGTTATTGATTTCCTGCATTGCATAACGCGAACCGCCGCCCGTGTTATTCATTGCAGCATTTATCTTCTTTGCAAGAACATCTATCCAACCCGTATGTTTTTCAAGCGGCATAATTGCTTCCGCGCCGTCTTCGCCCGCTATAACGGGGGTTGCCTTCGTCAAAACCGTACCTTCCGCAAGACGTGGCAAAGATAATGTTTTAATCTTTCCGACGGAAACGCCCGGTATTTTGTTAATAAGGCCGATTGCGCCATTTATAAGGCCGATTGCGCCGTTAATTGTATTTTGTATCATAGAAATAACGCCGTTAATGCCCGATTTTATCGCGCCGCCGATTGCGTTTGAAATAGATGTACCCAAGCTTGAAAAGGTGTTCTTTATAGTGTCCCAAAGGCCGCTAAAAAACGAACCCCAAGTTGAAAATACACTCTTTACAGCCGTCCAAGCTGCGGAAAATGTATCACTAAACCACGAACCAACAGAAGCAAAAACAGCTTTTATGCTGTCCCATACTCCCGAAAAGAAGCCCGCCCAAGTGTTCACAATGCCTTTTATGGCTTCCCAAGCTTCCGACCAATTACCACTTAAAACATTCTTTACAACAGCAAATATGCCTTTGATTGTTTCCCATATCGCGGTAAAATACCCCGTTACGGTGTCCCAAATGGCTTTTATGGCCGTCCAAGCGGTTTCAAACATACCGCCTAAATATGTAGCAACAACCGAAAATACGGCTTTTATAGTGTCCCAAATAGCCGCAAAATAGGAAGAAACAACGTCCCAAATTGCTTGAATGGCTATCCAAGCCGCTTCAAAAAATCCGCTTAAAACATCTTTGACAACTGAAAAAATTGTCTGTATGTTCTGCCAAATTGCTTCGAAATACGGTTTTACTAAATCCCAAACAACTTTTATAAGTTCCCAAGCTGCTTGAAACGCTCCCGAAATTGCGTCTTTTACGGGCTGTAAGCTTTCGACTATGTACGCCCAAATTTCTTGAAGCTTCGTCCAAAGGCCTTGAAAATATCCTTTTATAACCTCTATTGCGGGGCTTATCCAATCAAGGAACGCTTGAAAGGCCGTCTTTATTGCTTCCCATAAGCCGATAAAGAAGTTTCGGAAGCCTTCGCACTTATTCCACAAAAGAACAAACGCGGCTACAAGTCCCGCTATCGCAACGACAATTAAACCTATCGGATTTGCGTTCATTGCAGCATTAAGCAACCATTGCGCCGCGGCGACTACTTTTGTCATTGCGGCTTGCGCTGCTTGAACGATGTTGAAGGACGATAAGGCGGTTTTAACCGTCGAAATTACCGAACCTATTTTTTGCATAGCACTTATTGCTGATGTAACGCCCGTTGCCATTTTGCCGAAGGCTATTAAAGCCGGGCCGAGCGCTGCAACAATTCCACCTATTGCAACGATTGCGGTTTTTGAACCGTCCGAAAGGCCCGTAAACCATTGTGCAAAACTTTTGATTTTTTCAACAAACTTTTCAAGCATTGGTGCGAGGGAAGAAAGAATTGTATTTCCTAAATCCGCGCCCGCAAGCTTTAAATTATTAAGTGCAAGCGCTGCTTTGTCGGGTGGGTCAAGTGTTGCATTGAAGGTGTCTGCAACGGTTGTTCCGTATTCGTCCATAGACGCGCACAAATCTTCAATACTTAATCGACCTTCACGAATGGCGTTCGACATTTCGGCCGCGCCTTTCGTTCCGAAAATCTCTTGCGCTATTGTCAAAGCTTCGGTTTCCGTTTTAGCGTTTTTAATGCTGTCAATGGTCTTTTGTAAGCCTTCTTCCATTGAAAGCCCTTCTTTTGCATAATTTACAACCGCTTTTTTAAGTCCTGCAAGGGCTGTTGTTGAATTTACGCCGTTCTTTTCGAATTCGGCCATAAGTCCGATTGATTGTTCGAAGGTTAAGCCCATTTCCTTGAAGACGGAATTGTTTTCAAGTGCGCTGTTCATAAGAACATCGACGGAAATTCCCGTTTCCTGCGCTTTCGAAGTAATAAGGCCAAGAACATTCGGCGTTTTTTCCGCTTCGATGTTCCAAGCTTCCATAATCTTTTTTGTTGTACCAATCGAATTATTTAAGTCTGTTTCGTTAATCTCTGCAAACTGTATAAATTCTTTTGAAAGGTCT